ACTCGCTCGTGTTGGTGTGGAAGGCTACAACAAGCCAAAACGCACGCCATCGCATCCAACCAAAAGCCATGTTGTCGTGGCCAAGGCTGGTGACGAGGTGAAAACCATTCGCTTCGGTCAGCAGGGCGTGTCTGGGTCTCCAAAGAAGGAAGGCGAGTCAAAGGCAGATAAGACTCGTCGAGAATCATTCAAGGCCAGACACGCTGAGAACATTGCCAAGGGCAAGATGAGCGCAGCGTACTGGGCCAACAAGGTCAAGTGGTAAGCCATGCAAATCCCAATCCTAAACGGCATATACGCTGATAACACGCCAGAACTGCGCACAGCCTATCCTGTCAACATGGTGCCAGTACCAAAGCAGTCAGGCATCAGCAATGGATTCCTGCGCCCAGGAGATGGCATTGTGGCCAATGGCATAGGACCAGGCACTGACCGTGGTGGAATCAATTGGAATGGAGTCTGCTATCGAGTTATGGGCACCAAGCTGGTGTCAGTGTCCAGCAATGGTATTCTGACCACTTTGGGCGATGTTGGTGGGCCAGTCAATGATCTAGTGACGATGGACTACAGTTTTGATCTGCTGGGCATTGCATCTGGTGGACGACTTTACTTCTGGAATCCATTAGCTGGCACTCTCACACAGAACACAGACCCAGACCTTGGTGTGGTGCTGGACTTCTGCTGGGTGGATGGTTACTTTATGACCACAGACGGTGCAAATCTGGTCGTCACAGAACTTTCCAATCCACTGGCAGTCAACCCGCTAAAGTACGGCAGCTCAGAAGTTGATCCAGACCCAGTGGTGGCACTCATAAAGTTGCGCAACGAGGTCTACGCGCTCAACAGCAACACCATTGAGGTCTTCGATAACGTGGGTGGAGAGTTGTTTCCATTCGCACGCATCGATGGCGCACAAGTACAAAAGGGTGTTCTTGGAACGCACGCATGCTGCATTTACCTTGAACGCATTGCATTCTTGGGAGGTGGCCGCAATGAAGCGCCATCGATCTATATTGGCGCGGCAGCTACTACGCAGAAACTCAGTACGCAAGAAATTGACAATCTGCTTTTACAATACACAGAGTTGCAACTGACGCGCGTCCAACTAGAAGCACGCAATGACAAAAATCACCAGCACCTTTATGTGCACTTGCCAGACCGCACCATTGTCTATGACGCATCAGCATCCGAGGCATTAGGCGAGCCTGTCTGGTTTACGCTGGCTAGCACCATTGTGGACTTTGCGCAGTATCGCGCACGCAATATGGTTTGGTGCTATGACAAGTGGTTGGTGGGCGACCCACAATCCAGTTCTATCGGATACCTTGTGCAAAGTACTGGTGAACACTGGGGCCAGCAAGTGCGCTGGGAATTTGGCACACTGATCGTCTACAACGAAAGCAATGGTGCGATCTTCAACGAGCTTGAGTTGGTCAGTTTGACTGGCAGCGTGGCTTTGGGCACCAATCCACAGATCAGCACCAGCTACAGCGTCGATGGCAAAGCATGGAGCCAAGACCGAAGCATCACAGTTGGCACGACCGGAAATACAGTCAAGCGCTTGGCATGGTTTCAGCAGGGCCACATGCGCAACTGGCGCATCCAGCGCTTCCGTGGTGACAGCGATGCTCACGTGTCATTCATCCGACTTGAAGCTCAGATCGAGGCATTGGCATACTGATGGCAACCGCACCAACATCCCGCAGACTCAATCTGACGCGAGATCAGCTTGCAACGTTTCTGACAGATCAGCAACAGATCAGGCAGTTTGAGTTGCTGTTTTCTGCTGTTGACCAACTTCAAGTAATTGTCGGCACAGACTTTGAATATCAGGCAGACACGGCAGCGGCAACAGCAAACGAGGCATTGGCACAGATTGCTACTTTGTCGCAAAGCATGGCGGTAGAGGATGCTGTTCTAAATCCAAAAGTAAATCAAGCCTTAAGTCAGTTGGCTTCTATTGCACAAGATACCGCAGTTGAGGATGCTGTCTTAAATGCCAAAGTGCAACAGGCCTTAGATGCAATCCCTCGATTGTCACAATCATTGGAGTTGCTTGCACTTGCTCCTGTGCGTAATAATATCGAATTGGAGCATGATGTAAATGGCATCCTGCCTTATGCAAACCAAACCGCCTCAGTGCGATCTAATCAGGTGCTCACATGGCTTTCGATGTAATCACACCCACAAAACTAGGCCAAGCGGCCATCACGACAGGCGTGACAACGTTGTATACAGTACCGGCCAGCACACGCACTCTTGTCAAAGAATTCAGCATTGCCAATACCACGGCAGCGGCCATCAACGTGCGCGTGTTTTTCGTGCCATCCGCAGGTTCAGCAGGCACTGGAAACGCCTTCTTGTACGATGTTCCAGTTCCAAACAATAACGCTTTGCAATACAACGGCATTGAAGTGCTGAATGCAGGCGACACAATCCAAATTCAGGCAGCATCAGCAGGCCTCACAATCATCGCCAGCGGTGGCGAAGCCACATAAGGAGAATGAAATGACCGTATCAATCAAGGTTTTAATCCCACCAAAGCAGGCTGAGAATGCCCAGACTACACAGTACACAGCAGTCAACTGCAAAGCTCTGATTGACAAGTTCACAGCCACCAACACAACAGCAGGAAATGTCACGATCAGCGTTAATCTGGTAACAAGTGGTGGCGCAGCTGGCGTGACCAACTTGATTGTGGACAACCGCAGCATTGCACCCGATGAGACTTATACATTCCCCGAGCTGGTTGGCCAGGCGCTGGAATCAGGCAGCTTCATCAGCACCATTGCCAGCGCAGCCACATCCCTGACCATCCGCGCATCTGGCCGCGAAATCACTTAATCAAGGAGAACAGCATGGACAAATTCATGATGATGCCCAAGGGTTTCATGGGCCTGCCGATGGAAGAAGAATTCATCACCACAGCCGAAAACAAAAAGAACACCCAGATCGTCATTGACGACTGGATGCTCGGCCCTGAGAATCCAAGCAACGAGCCAACTGCCAACAAGACCTACTGGATCGCAGTTGGCAAGGCCATGCAAGTAGATGAAAAAGAGTCTCGTCGTCGTCGCTGCTCGAACTGCGAGTACTACGACAACAGCACCATGACGCAGGCCAAGATGGAACGCATTCCACGCAATGAATGGGATACCGATGCTGGTTTCCGTGGTTACTGCCACAAATTTGAGTTTATTTGCCATGACATGCGCGTCTGTCAAGCATGGGAAGAACGTGAATTTGAAATGGAAGATTGACCAAATGCCAAAATGTGGGAAAATAAAGGCGCTGAGTCTATCGGGCCACCAGCAGCTCACCCTGAACAGGAGTTGCACATGATTGGTATCGAATGGCTCAAAGAAAACCTGCAAAGGGTTCTTATGCTGCCTGCGCCAGTCGTGGAATGGCTCGTCATGGTCTATGATGCCATTCAGGTGTTTGACGATGTTGCCGATGGCGACACAATTGAGCGCAAAGACCTGAATGCGACCATCTGGAACACATTGGTGGGAATGCACCAGAATCAATTTTTTATCTCTAACAGCCATCACCTTATCCCACTGCTGGCCACCATGATATTGAAGTGGCAAGCCTCCGACCAAGCAGAGCGTGCAGGCGAGGCTGATGCCAGATCATTCGTTTGGCGTGCAGGCTACTACGACCTGATTTTAATGGCGGTATCGCTCACGCATGGCCCAGGCTTTGCCACAAAGAATGCACATCTGGTCATGGAGTTATATGGCGAGAAATTTGAAGACTACATGAAGGAGTTCGGCAATGCCTGATCCAATAACAGCCCTAGTCGTTGGTGGAAGCCAACTTATTGGCAGCTCAATGCAGGCCAGCGCAGCTGGCGAAGCCGCAGGCATTCAAGGTGAGGCAGCTCAAAAAGGCATTGAAGAACAGCGCAGGCAATTTGATGCCATGCGTGAATTGCTCAAACCTTACACCGAAGTCGGTGTTCCTGCCCTTGCAGGACTGCAACCCTATGCGCAAGCAGGAGCGCCAGCACTTGAGCAACAGCAGGCACTGCTTGGACTGCGTGGTCCAGAGGCTCAACGTGCGGCTATTGCAGGCATTGAGGGTGGTGCTGGATACCAAGCACAAGTTCAAGCTGGCGAAGAAGCATTGCTCCAACGCGCATCGGCCACTGGTGGCCTGCGTGGTGGCAACATCCAAGCTGCACTTGGCCAATTTAGACCACAAATGCTGCAACAAGAGATCGAAAGACAATATGGTCGATTAGGTGGCTTGGCCGACATTGGTCGTGTCACACAGCAAAATTTGGCTCAAATCGGCCAGTCTTCAGCTGCCGGAACTGGTTCAGCAGGATTACAAACAGGCACTAATGTGGCCAACTTGCTGTCTCAGCAAGGCGCAGCCCTAGCTGGTGGCGAACTTGGTGAGGCCAAGGCCTATGGCCAACTGTTTAATCTGCCAGCTCAGTTCCTCGGTATGCAAATGGGCGCAGGTGGTGGAAAATCTGTTGGAACACCAGGCTTTGGTAATCTTTTTAGTGATCGTCGTTTAAAGAAAAACATCAAGAAAATCAGCACACGAAATGATGGATTAAACGTATATGAGTTTGAATACATCTGGGGTGGTGGTCGTCAAGTCGGCCTCATGGCACAAGAAGTGCAAGGCGTGTATCCAGACGCTGTGTCTGAATCTGGTGGTTACCTGATGGTCAACTACAGCAAGGTCTGAGGAAAACAACATGGCAGGCATTAATCCATTCCAAGCACCTATCAACTACGCAGTCGATGTGCAAAGCCCATTTGAGGCTGTACTCAGTGGCTTCAAAATTGGCGCAGCTGGCGCAGAAGCGCAGGCAAAAGCACAGGCACTTGAGCAGGCAAAAACAGCGCAAGCTGAATTGGCAACATTATTTGCCAATCCAAAAGCAACAGCAACAGACTTTGCTCGCGTCTCTGCCATGCTTCCAAAAGATCAAGCAGAAGGCGTTCGCAAATCATTTGAGTTGATGTCAACTTCTCAACAGCAAAACAGACTGCAACAGTCTGGCCAAGTTTATGCAGCTTTGAAATCTGGCCAACCTGATATTGCAAAAAACTTGCTCAAGCAACAAGCAGATGGATTTCGCAATTCTGGCCGTGAAGATGAAGCCAAAGCGACAGAAACCTATCTGCAATTGATTGACATGAATCCAACTGGCTCACAGGCTACTGTTGGACTGATGATGGCCACATTGCCTGGTGGCAAAGAACTACTTGAAAACATCGACAAAACTTTGTCGACAACCAGAGCAGAAGCCAAAGCACCAACTGAATTGATTGAAGCCAGAGCAAAGGCTGAAAAAGCCGTGGCAGATGCCATCACAGCTCAGGCCACAGCCACCAACGCACCAGAGAAGGCAGCCGCTGATGCTGCATTGGCAACTGCACAGGCGCAAAAAGCGCAAGTCGATGCTAAATATGCAGAACAGATTACACTTGCAGACATCAAGAAAAAGGCTGCTGACCTTGGGCTTACACAAGCACAAACTGGCTCGGCATTGGCACAGACCAAGAAACTTGGTGTGGAAAGTCAAAAAGCCGCACTTGAGCTGGAAGCACTCAAAGCCACTGGTGGAATGGACCCAGCCAAAACATTTGAGCAGGAAGACAAACTGCGCAAGGAATACCAAGGACGCACCAAAGTGTATGGCGAACTTGGAACCACATTCAACAACATCCAATCTTCAGCAGGTGCAAAAACTGGCCCAGGCGATATTGCATTGATCACTGGATTCATGAAAATGCTCGATCCAGGATCAGTGGTGCGCGAGACAGAATTTGCCACAGCACGCGATACAGCTGGTTTGTACACAAGGCTTGAAAACAGCCTGAAGAAGGCAGAAAGCGGTCAATTCTTGCAGCCTAAACAGCGTGAAGAATTCGTCAATCTGGCTAGAGAATATTACAAGTCAGCACAGAAAAAGGCAGAAGAAGACAAAAAGGCTCTTGGTGTAGTGGTCAAGAACTATCGTCTCAATGCTGAAAACGTGTTCGGACCAGAGACAGCCGCAGCGCCTACACCATCACCAAATAGCGTAACAGTTGGAGGCCAGACTTATACTCGTCCTGCAAACTTCACTGATGCTCAGTGGAGCGCATACAAGCAATCTGTGGGGGCACAATGAGTCCAGAAGAATGGTTGGCATCACAGACTAAGCAGGCAGCTCCTACAGCTCCTGCACCTACGGCCACAGCACCAGCTGCGGCACCAATGTCTCCTGAACAATGGGCGGCATCACAACCAAAACCAATGGGCTTTTTAGAAGGCTTGGTCGAGCAAGTCACTGGCCGCGCTCGCGCAACGCCTGAGACCCAAGCACTGCCAGAGTGGACAAGCATGCCTGAACTCAATCAAATGAGCGTGGCATCGTTTAAAACGGCACTCGGCACACTCTTGAGCAACCCCAAGGAAACGGTGCAGATTCTGCAAGCCAACTTCCCTGGTGTTCAAATTCGTCAAGACGCTAAGGGTAACTATTTACTGCGCTCATCGGTTGATCAAAAAGAGTATGCAATCCCACCAGGTTTCACGATGGGCGATATTCCACGCGCAGTCGGTGGCATTGCAGCCTTCACGCCAGCAGGCAGAGCCGCAACCATTCCTGGTGCGATCGTGGCCGGTGGTGCAACCCAAGCGGCCATCGAAGCAACCCAAGCTGGCACTGGTGGTAAGTTCGACACTGGCGAAGTTCTCATGGCTGGCGCTACAGGCCCAGCAGGACAGATTATTCAGCGCGTGGCACCTCCAGTCGTTCAAGCTGTCAAAAAGGGCGTACAGCGCGTCACAGGCAAAGCGCCAGCACCTGCACCAGCAGCAGGCGCACCAGGCGCACCTATGGGCACAGCAATGGCACCAGAAGCGCCTCCAGCAGCTCCAGTGGCCGCAGCAATGCCCGAGGCAGCACCGATCGTTCCAGAAGTCCCAGTCGCGCCAGCTGCACCAGCAGTGGCTCCATTGGTGACCGAAGTGACTGAGGAAGAGGTTGGCAATCTGGTCAAGAAAGCATCCGGCACAGGATTCGGTTCTGCTGGCGCACGCGACCGGCTGGCCGATCTTGCCCAAGTCAACGTGGCAGCCAAAGAAGCAGCCGACCGACTTGGCATCCAACTGCCTGCCGATGTGTTCAGCGACAACCCACAAGTCCGAGCAGCCGCAGGCCTGACAAGATCAGCCGCAGGCACTGAAGCCGAGGCTGCATGGCGCAACACTGTCACGCAAGCCGTGGACAAGGCCGATGATGTGATCAAGCAATTCGATGCCACATTCGTCGAAGGCGCAGTCGCACCTGGTGTGGTCTCGCAAAAGATCAAAGACTCGCTGACCGCGACTCGCTCAGACCTCAATGCACAGGCAAGCAAGGTCTACAACGCAGTCGACGAAGTTGTGCCAAAGACATCGGTGGTGGAACTGCCAAAACTCAAAGCAACGCTTGACACCGTCAAGGCCGAAGTGGGCGAGAAAGGCATGTCAGCAGCCGAGCGTAATCTGGCCAAGATGATCGAGGAAGGCAACATCACGTATGGCCGACTCAAGCGTGAGAAAACCCTGATCGGAAACGCCATCAACAAGATGGAATCGCCTTATGGCAGCATGGCCGAGGCAGACCTCAAGCGCTTGTATGCAGCACTCGCTGACGACCAACTGACAAACGTTGGCAACATCGGTGGCGAAGAACTGCGCCAGCAACTGCGTGCGGCCAATCTGCTATACGCAAAAGAGCGTGCCTTGGGTAATCGCATCGTGAATGCATTTGGCCAAGACATCGAGGGAAGCGTGGCCAACAAGATGCGCACCGCCATTACTGGCGCGGCCAAGGGTGATGCTGGCGAGTTCAATCGCCTGCTCAAGACCGTTCCAGAAGACCTGCGCAAAGAAACCATTGCCACCGCACTGGCATCTGTCACGCGCTCGGCCAGAGGTGCTGAAAAAGGTGGATTCGGATTCTCTGAGTTTGCCGACATCTATCCCAAGCTGAGAGCCAATCCACCAGTCTACAAAACCATCGTAGACACGCTGGGCAAAGACTCGGCAGATGTGCTGCGCGATCTGTATGAGGTCTCCAAGCGCGTCACAGAGGCCAGAGCCAATGTCCTAACCACCGGCAAGGCAAACCAAGCATTGCTGCAAGGCATGCAGGCCGAAAGCCTGATCGGTAAGGTCATGGAGAGCACGCTGTCCAAGGGTGCATTGACTGGCGCAGCCGCAATGGGTGGTCCTATTGCAGCCGCAGCCACATCAATAATCACTGGAGCCATGACTCAAGGCAACAAGGATTCACTCAAAGCAGCAGGAAAACTGTTCGCTGATGAAGGATTCCAAAAACTTGCCATCGAAGCCGCGACCAAGGGAACACCCAGCGCAGCTAGCATTCGTCGCACAGCCATGTCACAATCCTTCCAGAAATTCGCAGACGCAGCCAAACTGCCAAAAGCATTGGATGCAAGGATTCAGTGGTTGCAGACAGCAACTCAAACCGAGCGCCAATTTGACCAGGAGAACCAATAAATGACCGCACTCTCGATTCAGCCAACCTTCCCGATCTTTACTGACATCGATGGACAGCCACTCGAAAATGGCTACATCTGGCTTGGTACAGCAAATCTTGATCCCCAGACCAATCCGATCAATGTGTATTGGGATGCTGCGCTAACAATCCCAGCATCTCAGCCAATTCGCACATTGGCTGGCTATCCTTCACGCAATGGCACGCCTGCACGTTTGTATGTCAATAGCGACTACAGCATCCGAGTGCAAAACCGCAATGGAAGTTTGGTCTACAGCGCACCAGCCGCAACTGAGCGTTATGGAAATGTCATCACATTGAGCGACTTGACTTTTCTTCAAGCAGGAGCTGGCGCTGACCCAAGAACAGCGCTTAATAAAATGCGTGAGATGGTCAGTGTTCTTGACTTCATTCCAGAAGCTGAACACGCTGCAATCCAAAATAAGACATCAACGTATGACTGCACAGCAGATGTTGCAGCAGCGATTGCATATGTTGACAGTATTGCAGACGCTGAGAAATTTTTGCACTGGCCTGCTGGCTGGTATCGAGTTGGCAAGATTGACCTGACAAACACTCGTGAAATCATGTTCCATAGTGATGGTTATGTGCTATGGATTGGCAACAATGCAGCGAATGGGTTTGTATTTGGTACAACTAATTACAATCCTTCAAACCCTAGCGCATCCACAATCACTGCTGGTTTCAGAATGATTGCTGGTAATTTTGAAATAACAGCACTGGCTGGTCAAAATTACACTTACGGTGCAAGACTGGAACACTTTTATAGGTCTGTTTTTCAGAACATGAGTGTTAGTGGTAATTTTGGCTCATCAGTTGGGGCCAATCGTATTGCTACATATATGCAATACAGCTACACAAACACATTTTTTAAATGTTCGTTTGGTAGTCCTGGAGTCCCTGATTCTGGTTATTTGTCCACCAATTTTTTCATGGACAACAACAATTGCAATCTGAACACATTTGATAACTGCAATTGGGTTGGTGTTCTTGGGCAGCCCACACTTGCTGGAACTGTTGGTGTTACTGTTACTGGAAATTCCAATCAATTTAGAGAGTGCGACATTTCAGCAATCTACATTGCTATAGACATTACTCGATCATCTGGCGGCACATTCATTGGTAACTATCATGAATCTGTAAGTTTTATTGTTCGATCTGGAATTGGCGCAGGAATTGCACAAGCTAATACTTTTATTGGCGGTTATTATGAAGTTTTGCAAAATCAAACTGCGTTTACATTAGAAAACACACAGAATACAACAATCATTGGGCCTCGAATTCGTGGGTATTCTACTGAGGTTAATCAAACTTTTATTGACCAAGGCACTGCTTGTTATGGTCTAAATGTAATTTCGCCAAATCTTGAAAATATTGCAATACCATTAACAGGTACATATCGAGGAAACGCTGGCACTTCAAGTCTTGGAATT